GTCACAGAGCCGCTAGCTACGGTCAGGTCTCGTACAACGTACCCGTTAGCCAAGGCGACCACTGACTGGCCTTCTAGGTGCCACAATCCGCCTAGTGTGGTTACGGCCTTACGGACCTCACCCCCGGAGTTATAGACCTTAAAGGCGCTGCCATTAACATCGGCCCCGCTGTTTTGAAGTTGGAACGTATTGGTAGTGACGCCGGCCACGGTGTAGCCGGTGCCTTCAATCTCAGTGTCGTAAGACCAGCCACGAGTAGCGTCGCTGTCCACAACCTTAATACCTGTTATATCGACGACATCTCCATTGCTGAACCCATGCGATGGTGCAGTGACGACAACAGGGTTGGCGTTAGTGAACCCCGTAATCGTTACCGGGTTGTCCAGCGTCAGTCCGCTATCCACAAAGTAGCTGTCCTGCACATCAGATATATCACGGGTTCGCATACGCTCGATGTACTTGACTGTCGTACCTCCGACGATGCGATCAATGACGTAGTAAGTGAAGTCGTCGTCTCCCTCACGGATAGCAGCGGCGGATTTAAAATCGCCCTTTGTAGTGTGCCTGTGCCAACCGAACACACTCTGCTCGCGGGAGTACGTCATACCGAGCAGTATACCGTCGTCGCGCACGCACCAGATTATGCTGTGTGGCGCCTGAGCGTATGTCCAGTCTACGATGGAGTTGTTGTCAAACAAATGGCGGGCTAAGACCGACAGGTCGTTGCCGGTGTAGCTGTCGCTCTCGAACTTGTAGCCTAGATCGCGGACGGCCTGACCCGGCTGCATGTAGATGACGATGTCACCAGCGACGATAGGAGGCAGCTCAGTTGATCCGTAGTATGACTGCGGCTTGATCTGGATACCGGACGGGGTAATGACGCCGTCTACGCCCTGCACCAGCCACTCACCGCCAGACGTCAGAACCACAAGATCAGACAAAGATACGTAGTGGCGTATCTCGTTCACCTGCCTACTGGCTAGGGTCACCGTTATTGCGTCGTCATCTCGCGTCGGACTGGACACTGCAAGGTTCGTGAAGTGTGCGGTCTGCGTCATCCATATACGCTGGGTGTATGTGTCGCTATTGCCGAACAGCTTGCGCTGCTCGTGGTAGCCCACAGTAGACGGGTAGTTGCCTACCCCTACAAACGGATTTCGTGTGCGCGGAGGTGTGTCGTCCACCTCCGGCCCAATGTTTACGTCAGTAAAGTCGGTTAGCTCGGTGCGACCAATAAAGCCAAACAGCCCGTTCTTCTCTCGGTAGACGGTGTAGCTCTCAGCATTAGCTGCCGCCGTCCACGATATCGTGTTATCAGGCGTTGCGTGACCGTTAGTAATCTTAATAAACATCGGGAACACGGAACCGCCGGATGAATATGTTGTGTAGCTAGTCGTATTGACTTGCGCCCCCGTGCTGTCGGTAAGCTCAAAAGTAGTGGTACCCTTGTTAGAAACCTTAAACACCTGACCGTTAACCTCGGTCATCCCCACTACGCCGCTGATATAAACGTCGTCTCCATTAAGAAGACCGTGCGCGCTAGCAGTAGTCACCACTCCGGGGTTTGCTTTTGTTATGGCGTTAATACCGCCACCCACTGCCGGAGCAGTGCCGCGCAGGCTCTCTTCCCCACTATCTATATTCGTTGCAGTAACAACGTAGCGTTCTGTCGTGGAGCCACCGCTGTTTACTGTAACAGCCAACGCAGTAGGGAACGCCTGCTCAGGCTTAAAGTCGATCTCCGTAAGCGTCCACACATCGTGGTCAGACCGGGCTATGTCTCGGGGAGCGTAATTTGGATGCGTTACAGTCAAGACGTCTGCTGACTGGACGTACTGCAGCTCGAAGATGTCGGCAGCAGTGTATGGGGTCGTCAGCTCAAACACCTTCTGAGCGGTTCCTGCAGATCCGTATGTCGTAAACGCGGTGCTGTCTATGTTAGCGCCAGCATAGTCAGTCAGCGCAAACGTGTTAGTAGATACGCTGGCAGCCCTGAAAAACCGCCCGTTAAGCTCGGTCATACCAACTACACCGCTGATATAGACGTCGTCTCCGTTGCTGAACCCGTGGCTGGTAGCTGTAACCACAGCGGGGTCAGCCTTCGTCGCGGCACTAATAGTCTGTGCGCTTCCGGTCAGCACCTGACCACCGTCTTTGTAGACGCGCATATACAGGTTGCCGAACTCTAAGATGTAGGTCTGTGTGGTGTTAAACTCGAACGGGATGAGCCGGACGGACGTAGCCGGCGTCTTAGCGGGGGACACATACTCCAGACCGGGCCTGTTAGTCAGGCCGCCGTGTACCTGCACAAAGAAGTTTTCAGCCTTATAGACAGCGGATTTGTACTTATCAATGTCAACGCGAGCAGCAATAGCGTCGCTGACTTCTCCACCAGATAAATTAGACTGAATAACCTTTGTCATTAGACCCTCGCCCTAATCCAATCTGCGTCTGGGATCGACGGCTCTATACCCTCATTTGAGTCGCTTGCCCATGCGCTATTGATGACGGATCTAGCCTGCTGAAACAAGAAGTCAGCAATACTACTATCACCCGTTAGCGGCATAGCCATACGCGCACCGAGGACGTAAGAGAACGCCATGACAAACTCGGGGTCGTAGTCTGCAGTGTCTTCGGCGCGGAACGTGTAAAATATCTGCGGCGTCTCTTCGTTACTCAGAATAACGCGAGTGCTGTCAGCGTTGCGAGCTACCTCGAACTTGATCTTCGGCTGGTCGTCACCTAATGGATTGACGATGCCGAGGAGCTTAATGCAGTCCGTAGGGTAGGTGTACATATACGTCCAGTTGCCGGGTACGGTTCCAGCTAGAGCGGCAGGCGACGTGTACTTAGTCGCAAACACCCAAGGATGCTGGCGCAACAGAGCGTCCCTCGTGTCATCATAAAGCAGGTTGACCTGCTCGGCCTCTGGCGTTGCCTCGGTAATGTCGCTTATATCGTAGCGATCACCGACGTGCTGCAGCGCCAGCTTGGCAATTTGTACCTTGCTGGCCATCTAAGCCTACTCCTCGGACTTAACGGAAACGCGGCGAGCAGGCTTTTCAACTTTCTCTTCAATGACCTCGATGCCGCGAGTGGGGAGGACTACATCATCGCTGATGTCATACTCGATACCTGTGCGGTAGCGCCGGTTGTTGTCGAAAAAGTCGGTGTGGAAAATAACTTTAGGCATAGGTCGATCCTCTTAATAGAGAGTGGTGGGGGCGACTAAGCCCCCACCAAACAACTTAGTTGACCGCGTCAGGCAGAGCAGTCCAACCGACCGGATCGTAGGTCAGGAAGGCATTGATCTTACCAGCAGTCACGGCAGCAGTACCAGTCGTGGTAATGATGCCGAGGTAACGCTCGTAGGTCTGGATAGGCAGAGCCACGACTACAACTTTGTAGCCAGCAACGAGAGTTGCTTTACCGATTGCACCGGACGAGTAGTGAACCGTGGCGCTGCCGTCAACTGCAATAGCAGCCTGAGCGTCGGACGCGAGTTTGAAGTCAACAGTGGCAGAACCACCAGACGTTACCGCCGTGTCCACTTGGATCACGAGGTAGACCGGCTGGCCATTGCCAATGTCGGAGGTTACAGAACCGAGGTCAATGACATCACCGATAAGGTCGGTGTCAGTTCCCGAGGTGTCGAGTGCGGTGGCATCCGCAAATTCAAGCCGTTCGTCCATAATCATGGGGTAATCCTTTCTATATGGATGAGTTAGGAAACAGTCGCTTCGTTGCCACGAAGGGCATCGCAACGACGGATCGGGATACCACCCCATGAGGTCTGCATCGTACCACCCACGAGATCTGTGGTCAGAGTCGAGCTAGAAATAGCACTCGACGTCTGGCGACGAAGCATGGACAAGATCGACTTATCCATATACCACGCACAGCGGCCCATCGACGTATTCGGAATTTCCGTCCACGCCTGATGCATCAGGTCGTTCAGATCCGCGCCGGCAGAGATATCAGCCGTCAGAGCAGAACGATCAATGTTGGCGACACGAACTGCGTAGCGCCAATCACGAACAGACAGACCAACATCCCAACGGTAATGCGTGCGGAATGCCTGCATACGACCGTTGGCTCCATCAGCGTTCTCGAGGGTAACTTCACCCAGATCACGCTGCTGAACACCAGCCTTCGATCCTTTAGGGATAATACCGTGACAGGTATTCGGACCCCAGCAGATCAGCCAGATGGACGCATTGTCCGAACCCGAACCACCGCCTGCAATGATGTTGTCACCATTTTCAGCAGAGAGAGAGTTGTACCGAGCCGAGAGGCCGGTGAACTCTTCGGGTGCCGTGCTTTCATCGCCATAGAACAGCGTTGACGCGAACTCTTGGTTCATGCCTTCGATGTGCGGACGATCTTCCTGCAGACGGAATGCAGCGGGGTTGCCGGCCATCTCAACGAGGGCTTTATCGACTTCGGAGTAATCCTCCATCATCCCTGTATTGTCCGTCACCTGTACAGCGCGGCTCTTCGTCGGCTGTACGCCACCGTAGAGTTTGCGCCACGTCGGCGTAGGCAGACCAGAACGGATCGAAGTCCGGTGGCCTGTGGTGAGGTTGCCCTCAAGGAACGTCATGTCCAAGAGGATTTCGTTGGTGGCGTTGAGGATTTCCACAACGTCAGCAATGGACCCATCGGGATCGGTGACCTTTGCGAGGTCAGCGAGCGTCGGGTTATTTACGCTAAGAGTAGCCATAGGGTTTGCTCCTTAGTTGGCTGCGAACATAGTGGGGTACATCTTCTCCAAGCTATCTCGGCCTTCAACTTTAGTGTCTCCGGTGACGAGATCGCTTTCAGAGATGGCGCGACCCACACGATAAAAGAGGCGAATTACCTCCGGGTGGTTCCCCAAGCCAAGCCCGTCAGGGTTATCAGCAGAGGGGGCGTCAATCAGCTTGGCCAGTTGCGGACTACCGAAAGTGTCGATGGCCTGCTTTGCCAGCCCAAGGTTCGCGTCGAGTGCTTCCCCGCCGAGTTCCTTGTCAGCCTTCGTCTCTTCAGCCCAGTGATTAATACGTTCACTGAACTGTGTAGACATCTCCTCCAGTGCTGCCGCACTGCGTTCGATGTCGTATTCCACAAGTTGCTGAAATTGTTTCTGACTAAGTCCCAGCTCCTTGGCGGTTTCGCCAAAGCCCTCGATCTTACTCGGATCTACTTCAACACCTTCTGGTGGCTCAAACTCGTACTTTTCAGGTACGGCGTTGTCGCCTTCTCCTTCTCCCTCGTCACCCGACAGCAGGGTCTTGGATTCTTCTTCGCCAGCGACTTCCTCAGTCTGCTCGGCGGTTATCTCTTCAGCGGCAGCGGCCTCCTCTACAGGAGCCTCTTCAGTCACTACCTCTTCAACTACCTCTTCGTCTGCCATGTTCTCCTCCATTGGCTATTCATCAAAATGGTTCTCCTCTAGCATCTTCATATAGGCCGCAGGGTTGTGGCCGCGAAGCTGCTCGTGAAGCGTCGTACCTATCGACCGGGCGCCCTCATTAAACGCAGTAGCGTCAAAGCTATCGGGGACAAAGCTCGGCGAGTTCATGTGGCTGTGTCGATACATCAGACCGTACAGCCAACGCCTGCCCCGAGGCTCAGATACGATGAAGTCAATGTCCTTCTGCAGGTCATCTTCCTCGCTCTGCGCCTTAGCTACTTGCTCCGGGTCGGAGGCGTCGTAGGTCATACCGCTGTCTCAGGTGCGCCAGCGGGTCCGCCGAGGCCACCTATCAGATCAGTCAGGGCGTTGGGGTTCTGCGTGTCTGTCTCGCTCAATACCTTGGCGCTCTGTGCAGCTTGGCCGCCCATCTCCATAGCTTGCATGGCCTTCTGCTCATCAGCTTTAGCCTGACGCTTAGCTGCAAGATCCTCGCTAGAGATGATGACGTCCGGGCTGGTGCCAAGGATGTCGGAGTATTGGCGCAGGGCTTCGTCGGCATCTATACCGTCTACGATATCAGGGAACACAGCGACCATATTACCGGCGAAACCCATGACGCGCTCGAGGCTTGAAGCTGCAACAGCCTGCTGGGCCTGTGCAAGCAGAGAGACATACTCTACCTCCAAGTCTTCACCTTCGAGAGCTTCTGGCACCGGGGGGAGGAGACCACCCTCGAGAGCGTACTCGAAGACGTCGTCCAGTAGTGGATCCAACAGCTCTACATTGATCCGTTGAAGCACAGGCCCAAGCAGCACTAATTTCTCTTCGTGACGTTCGACAACCTCGGTGGCGGTCATCTGTCGGCGGTCTGAGTTAATCATCATCGCAAACAAGTCGGCGTAGAACCCGCGCTGCACGCGGTTCTGCACTTCCTGAATGTCCATCATCAGCTCGTTGATGCGGGGCTGCACCTGATATGCCGGGGCAAAGCCCTGCGAACCTTGTAGAGGATCGACGTATGTCGTCTGACCCGGAAGTACTGTCGAGGGCTTACCCTTCAAGCTGGTCGGTGCGACCATTGGAGGGTTGACCATCTTATCGATGGCCTGAGCCTTGCGCTTCTGCTGGTGCTGGAGCTGCTTAATATCTCCGAGGTTATCCATGCCGGGGGATCTGCCGTAGACCTCTCCGCTAAGGACGTCCCAACGTGGCACATAAGCAGGGAATTTCTTGTAGCCGCTCTCCATCAGGAAGTCGTCGCTCTCGGACGACAGCTCGAAGTAGCAGCTCTTGAACGGCATGTTCTTGCCGTCCTTCTTGTCATAGTCACGGTCAGCCATCAGGCGAGGCTCGATGACATGAACGATCTCGACGCGGGCATCGTAGTTGCCGTCGTCCCACAGTTTGTGTGTGGCCTTACTTACGCCAGACCAATCCATCTTCCCGTCGGGGCTGTGTACAAACTTCTGTACGATCTGACCTACAGTCATCGTGAAGTGTCGGCCCAGTGTATCCACCACACCAAGGTCGTTCTCGGCAATGACGTACTCGCCAGCGGTGAAAGGGCGGAACCGGATCACGCTGTCAAACGACGGCTGCCGATACAGAGGAGCCGTGCCGAACGATCCGAGTTCTGTGTAGACCGTATGAATTGAATTGTAGAAGTTCGACTTGTGCAGGATGGAACGCTCGATGTGCTCGACCTGAGACAGCCACGCCCGCACTTCGCCGTCATCCATCAGATCCTCGCGCACCTTGCGTCGGTGCCAAGGACGTGCCGGTGACGTCATGCCTGACATAAGACCAGCAGCCATAGTCCGCATTGCCTGCGTCCCAGTGCTGTCAATAATCTTAGTCGTGCGCTTGCGACCCTTGCTGTTCTGGCTCTCGATCAGATAACGGCCACGTCGAGGCGTGATGTAGTCGGTGATCTCCTGCCAATGCGAACGCCATGAGGATCTGTCGTCCTCGAGCTGCAGGTAACGACGATACAGCGCAGACTTCTTACCGCGTAACGGTACGGTCGTATATGTGTTGTCAACGCTAGGTAGAGGCATAGGTTAGCCCTTCATCGTCGGATACATACGATCCGTGACAGCGTCTGCTGCTTCTTCTCCGTCTTCCATAAACGCCATCTCCGTAATCTCGAGAGTAGCGGTCATGCCATCGTCGGTCTTAGACAGCGTGGCTACCTTGACCGTGCAGTGTATCTCGCGCTCAGATCCTATCGGACCTACTTCGCCCAGCTTGGATAGCTGATCGGTGTCCAGATACAGCTTAGGGAGAGGCTTCTCATCCCCCATCAGCGTCTTCATCATTTCGCCCATACCCATATCAATTACCTAACAATGTCTTATTGGTTGTCTGCGCCGGGGCCAAGGCAGCTTTAGAAGACGTACTGCCGCCTAATCCACGCTGCTGCCTGAGCTGCTTTGGCCGGTCCTGTCCGCCAGCCACTGCTTTAACCGGAGCGGGGGCTGGAGGCGGCGGCGGTGGCGGAGGCGGCGGCGGCGGCCTCGAACCACCCCCTCCGGGGGCTGTTAGCCACAGCATAATCAGTTACCCAGCAGCGTTTTGTTGGCTGTATCGGCAGTCGATAGCGCGCCTTGATCGGTCTTAATGGTCCCAGCCAGTCCGCGCTGTTGACGCAGGCGGCGCTGCTCGTCCTCCCTCGACTTGACGACGGCGGGGTCAGCCTTCGTCGGAGGCGGAGGTAGCGGAGGCGGCGGCGGTGGTGGCGAAGGAGAACCGCCGCCGAAGCCGGGGATGCTCATAAGCTGTTTAATCTTCATGGCAAGACCTCTCCGGGGTATCAGGCTCCGGTACAGTTGCTGTGGGGTCACGGCGAACGACTTGATGGCGCAGATCACTTTGACGTGGCCGACGCAGTTATTCAGGATCAGGGGGTAGATGCGTGGATCTGCCCCACGCTCAATCTCGACGACGGAATAGCCGTCAGCTCGGTAGTGCGTCGCGAGGTCGTAATCTGCAGCGGCTTCACATTGGATGATCGGAACACCCTTATGCCAGTTGTAACTGACCCACATATTTCGGTCTGTATCCTGCATGGCACACCAGACGTGACGACGTTTGCGGTTGAGCAACCACGCCAACGGATGGTCATTTTCAGAGCCAAAGATAATAAGACACTTCATAGCTTGACATACTACATGATGTGTCGGTTGGCTGTCTAGCCACTAAATGGGTCATACTCTGTGGTGGTCTCTTGCTGCGTTCCAGTGAAACCCAACCTCGCTGGGTAGACCGGCAGGACGTAGGTCAGTGCCAGCGCGTCAGCCATATCAGGCGATGCGACGCCCCGGCTCTTCGCAGCCTCCTTGCTTTCCAGCTTGATCTCATTCTTCAGGGTGTAGCCGTACTCGAGGCCGGTCAGGTCAGTGATCAGGTCTGCGTTGTCAGGCAGTCTGATGCCGTCAATGATCGCCTCCTTCAGATTGCCCCACATCTGCGCCCTCAGATTTGAATAGCCACGCTGCGTCGCCTTGCTACCGAAGTTGATCTCGACGACATCAAGGCCGAGCTGCCTGCATCGGTCTACGACACCGCCGCCTACACCGCCCCCGTCGATGAATATGGTGTCGGGGTTCTTCTCCCTCGCAATCTCCACGACCTTGGCTGACAGCTCCATCGTATCCATGCCTCGGAACGTATGCCATCCTTGGCTCTCTGCATCTCTGCCCTGTCGCAGGCAGATCACTGACTGGTCGTCGCCGAACCGTGCTACATCGACGCCCATAACCAATGGATCGTGAGGCTGCACCGCAACTGTCAGGTTGATGCAGTCTCGTGCTGCCTCGCTCGGGATGAACTGCAGCTCGCCTGCTGAGGGGAACTCTCCCAGCACTCTGACCTTGACGAAGTCGCTGTCAATGCCGTAGTCGGCGATCCACGTCTCGAACAGCCGCTTGTTCGTAATCTTCACATCTCTGCTGTCGATGTGGCGCCGGTTGTATCGATGACGGAACCTGCCCGCCATATTCTCATAGAACCGCCCAGTGTTCCTCGTCGGGTTGCCAAAGTCGAATGTCATCGCCTCGCCGTCAGTCAACCCACCCTCTCGGACCTCGAAGATTTTGTCAGGCACCGCTGATGCCTCGTCAAAGATGTAGAACGGCGTAGCAGCCGCAGCGTGCAGTCCAGCGAATGCCTCACTGTTCTCCTCCCTACAGGTCTGAGCATCGACCCTCCACGTCTCTCTGTGGTCGTTGTGGTACATATTCATCGAGC